ATATAAGCCAACCTACTTTTGGCTACGGACCAGGAGGTTGGGGGTTCGACTCCCTCCGGGTGTGCCATTCATTTAAAGCGTCAATCTCGCTTATATAAAGGGTCTCAGAGATGAGGCTCTTTTTTTTGTTTACTTCACTAGGTTTCATAAATAACCACGGATTTACACATTTACTGGCGACAAAAGTGGCGACAATGAAAATCAATATTTACAAAGGCGAGGTTAGGGGAAAACAAAAGTGGATACTTTCAGTCCATAGGGACGGACAAAGAAGAAGAAAGTATTTTAATTCAGCCATGGAGGCTAAAGCATTTGATGTGATTAGTTGGCTAGGTGAAGTCGCCGAAAAGGAACCTGTCGGGGATCAGACATTACTCTATGTGGCAAGGAATGAGTATTTAGCTGAGTACTTCGAGAATAATTATAACCCAGCTAAGTCAAAACAGAAAGGATACAGAACCACAGAGGAACGAGTTACTAAATTCCTAACATGGTTTGGTGAAGGTAGATTGGTATCGGATGTAACCGTAGAGTCCTACAAGAAGTATGTGAAGTCAGGGGACTGGTCTGAGAAAACAAAGAAGATGTACGCGGGGGCTGTCCGCACATTTATGGCATGGTGTGCAAAAAAGGGTTACGGGCAAAATGTATCGGATTGGTATATGCAGACCAACCCCGATCTAAAGATGACCCAAAAAAAGGTCTTTTTTAAATTACCCGGTATTTTACAAGTGGCAGAAGCAAAATATCTTTTAGATGAAATAGATCAAAAGTATAAACCCGCTTTAGCAATAATGCTATTTACTGGGATAAGGCCAGAGGGAGAGATGAGTGAATTAAGGTACTCTGATATTCGATGGGGCAAATCTATAGGGCTAAAGGCAGAACACACAAAGACGGGCAGGGAGCGATGGATCAAGCCACCCGAGAACTTGTGGTCATGGGTGCCAAAGTCAAAAGGGTTGGTTATGCCCTCCTATAATGCCCTTAACTTAGCAAGAAGGTGGGCGTCCCGCAGGGTAGGGTTTGATTATCCAGCTAATGGTGCCAGGCATTCGTTTGGTAGTTATGGGTACTGGAAGTCGTTTGAGTGGGCATTGGATACTATGGGACACATGTCATCCGAGACATTTCTTAAGAATTATAAGAACAATAGGGTAGAAAAAGAGGAGGCAGAGGAATACTTTACCATCGCTCCCAATCGCTCCACATAAACCTCACATATATTTCACACAAACCTCACATATATTTCACATAACACGAAAATTCGTGTTGCATTTTAAAACATTCTTTTTACTTTCTAAAACATGGAGGATGGTAAAATAAAAGAAATAAAATCAGAGGCATTTGATGCATTCGAGAGAGTGCGTCCAATCCTTGAGGAATATCTTGATTCTTGGGTGCTAACAGGAACTCGTGCGGGATGTGGAACTAAAATACTACTAGCAGACATCGAAAGTGATGCTGACGATATGAAGGAGCAACTCGCAAATGCCCAAGAATGGAAAGAAAAGCCCGTGGGAAATACTGACTAAGTATCCGCCCGTATTTGTAAGATTATACGCAAAGGAGCGTTCAGGCGCTCGTATGCATTGTGCATTGAGCGATCAGGAGGTCGCACTCAGAGCTGGACTACGCTTGGAGAAAGTGCAGGACATCTCCAAAATGACCACCTGGGATAATGTAAAGATAGGTGATGCAGAGAAGTTCTGTATTGGGTGTAATTTTGACCCATTTAATTACCTCGATCGAAATAGAATATCCGCTTACTCCAAAAAATGCACATGGGCGTTCCTTCGTCGAAGCGATCACTGGAATACTACATTTCTACCACTTATAAGAATCTTTCAAAATGCCCAGAACGCACAAAATTAAAACAGACGAACTTGCAGTTGCTTTAAAAGAGTTTGATGGAGACTATGGAAAGGTAGCCGAACATTTTGGCACAACGGCAAAGAAAGTCAGAGAGCGAGTTTATCACGACCCTCAGTTGTACTCGGTTTGGGTTAAGAACGGAACAAAAGAGATGAAGCCTGATGGGATAGAACTAATGGAGCGTCAGCATGAGTTTGATGACGAAAAAGGAAGCCGACTGCTCGAGGCACTTGATAAGAATAGCAGGTATATCTTTAATAATGAAATATCGAGCATCCTGACAAATCAAGACAATGTAGAGAAACTTAAGATATTTGAGGACTTTGATGATTCAGTGGGCTTACTTATGGCAGAAGCCTTACGAGTCACACAGAAAGTAAATATCCGCCAAAACATGAGCCTATTCGAGGTGACCGAGGCATTGAAGGATGCACTTGATGATCAGTCGATGGATCCAGAGGAGCGAATATTGCAGACAAGATTATTTCTTCAAGCGACCGAACAGCAAGGAAAGTTCTACGATAGATTACTTAAGGGCTTAGAGTTTCAGCTAAAGCTAGCAAACGAGAAGGACAAAAGAGAAACCAGGAAGAAACCAGGCTTTAGACCACTCAAGGAACTTAATGATGCCAAAGAAGAAGAAGAGTAAAGTCGACCACAAGATTCTTCTCGAGAAGTTTGCTCCTAAAGAGGTATCACTAGACGAGAAGGATACTGAGCCGTGGTTGCCATCACTCACCGCAACTCAGAGAAAGATATTTGATGACCCATCTAAGTACATTCTTGCATACGGAGAGCGTGGATCAGGAAAGACTTATTCACTAGGTGGTCATAAGCTGGTCAGGCATTGCTACGAAAACTTTAATGCATTAGCTTTAATTATCGTTGGGGTCAGGTCGCAGGCGACCATGGGTGGTGTCTGGCATAAGTTACAAGTGGAAATACTTCCCGAGTGGGTTGAGGGCATAGGCTTGGTTCACACTGAAGAGAGGCAAGATACGCAAAAAAATCTATACATGGATATAGAAAATCGCTTCGGTGGACATTCGAGAATATGTTTAATTTCTATACCATACGGTGCATTTATTAAGGATCGAATTAAGGGTTTTGAGCCAAGCCTGATATTTGTGGACGAGCTTACCAATCTGGATACAGATGATTACTTTAATGCAGTAGTGCAGCAGTTGGGTAGGCGTCAGGGCATCCATGGCCCACAGCAATATCTGGCTGCATGTAACCCTGATGGCCCAAGCCATTGGGTGTACAAGAGGTTCTTCGAAGACCCGTTAGATGAAGAGGGAGCATGGAATAACGACTACTCTGTGTATCATGTAAAAATAGAAGACAACATAGATAACTTACCCAAAGGTTATTATGATCGCATTCAGGAAGCGGTAAAGTCTGACCCGATAGAGGAAGCAAGGATGGTGCGTGGCGAATGGATAGATCGCCCGGCAGGTAATGCCATATTTGGTCCTTACTTCAACAAAGAGCTACATGTTAGGGGAGACGCAAAAAACGGGATAATACCAAACCCAAACTATCCGGTATCTATAGGGTGGGACCCTGGGTCAGTAAATAATGCATGTATATTCATGCAGGCACTACCTGGAAAAGATAGAACCGTATGGACGGTATTTGATGAGTTTGTAACAATTAATAAAAAACTACCATACACCACCCTCATTCCTTTAGTGATGAGGAAAATGGCATACTGGAACAGGCAGTGTAATGCTAAATTCAAGTATATTCATATATCTGATAACTCTGCATTCAATCAATTTAGGGCAAAGACAGGATCATACGATGTAAGGGATATTGAGGAAATATCTAGGGGGAAGGCGGAAACTTTTAACCTAGAACCTATAAGAATGAAGGCGGCTCCTAAGTTTAGTGGATCGGTCGAATCTAGGGTCAGACTTACGATAGCCAAATTGCAGTCCGAGGAGTTCCTTGTTTCAGCTCAGTGTTCTGCAATTAGGAAAATGTTTCAGAATTTAATATGTGAGAAGCAGGGAAAAACTTACGACCCCAATATAGCATTTAAGCCTAAGCGAAGCATCTATGTGCACCCATTCGACGCAATGTCGTATGTACTACTTCATTACAACTCTACTAATGTAGAATCCGTACAGGTATCTAAGTCAGAAATCATTGACATTGGTGCTTGACCTTTTGTAACACTAAAACATAAGTTACAGGTATGCGCATGGAATCATTAGTTAACTTTGACCTAGAGATGTATCCTGACCTTTTGGATATGCTCGATGGTGTATCCGCAGGTGATATTGTTCGTGTATCTGGCTCATTCCAGGTTAAGGAATTAACAGACAAACGATTTACCGCATCTTTTAACGACGACGATGCTAATATTAGTATCACTAGGATTGGAGGAGATGACTCCGAAGACGAAGAAGACGAGAGCGAAGACGGTACGGTCGAAGAAGAGACCGCCCCTGAAGAAGCTGCCGGGTGATTCTCAGTACACCACATCAGCCTCAGTGCTTATGGATGCACATTATGTGCGTCTTGGCGTTAGGAAAAGATGGAACAAAGAGAGGGTAGATAGATTATGTGGGTTTTTGAGAATGAATTACGGAGAGGTTGCGAGCTTGCTATGCATGCCTCATGCGGAATTTGTAAAAAAGATATATTCTACAAAACCAATGGAAGGACCTCTTTGCCTGCTTTTAACCATAATTGAAAGAAGGTATCTCCAGAATTACACAAAAGACACAGTAGATAACTTATTTAATTTTACCGATGGTTAACAGGGATATACTTAATAAATACGGATGCACACCAGAGAGGCTCCGTGAGATTTTTACCGCAGAGAAAGACACAAAGGACTACGAGACACGTGAGTACTTTCAGGACTTACTACAGTCTCGCATACTTGAGGGAATTAGGGCTAGTGCAGAGCATGCAAAGCTGTACATGAGTGTCGATATGGCGTGGGACTCGCTACCGATTAATAAGTCTACAATTCCGTTATTACAGTATGCACAAGGTAAAATATCTATCGAGGATTGTCATGAGAAACTAAGTGATCTTGGTATGGCAGAGAAGTTCTGCGATTATGATGACGAGGGAAGCCTTAGAAGCATTAATGCTCTCAGACTTTATGAGGTATCGGTAAATATCATTCGCTCGTATGTAACTCGCCGTGTAGCCGCTCAAGCAAGTAGATTCTCAAACCTATATCCATACTTCAAGTATGAACCAAGATCCACTCAGGTAACAGACAAGCTTCGTGCAGATGTTTTATCTCAAAGAGTGGAAATGATGACCGAGCAGTTTGGTTATCGCCATCAGTTCGAGCAAATTATCAGGCAGATGTTTATGTATGGTCACTCTG